ATCAGGGAAATTTCCGATAGGGAAATTAAAGGGTTCGACCAAATTAATCGTGGTTTGGACTGGGGATACGCAGTTGACCCGCTGCACTATACCAAAAATTATTACGACAGGAAAAAGAGGCGGTTATATATTTTTGGTGAGTATAGAGGTGTAGGTATAAGCAACAGGGTTTTAAGTCGCTATATTTTAAAGGATTGCCGAAGTGGCGGGCTTGTTATTTGCGATAGTGCTGAGCCGAAAAGTATTGCCGATTTAGTGTCTTATGGTATTTGTGCAATAGGCACGAAAAAAGGCCCCGACAGTGTATCCTATGGAATTAAGTGGCTACAGGATTTAGAGGAAATTGTTATCGATCCTATAAGATGCCCTGCTACGGCAGAGGAGTTTTATGGTTATCATTTAGAAAGTGACGGAGGCGAAGGGTTTATACCTAGGTTTTCGGATAAGAACAACCACAGCATAGACGCCACAAGGTACAGTTTACTTGGGCTAAAGCCGCCAAAGGCAAAAAAAGAGAAGGAATTTTTAAATTTCAGTTTTGAAAACGAAGATAAAGATGTACTTCGTGGCAGTCGAGTTGTGTTTTAGAGGGGAAATTTTATAGGAGGAGAGAATATTATGGGTTTAGGATATATTACGGTTATGGCGCTGGCATGGGGAGTGTTCGTTGTAATTATGTATAAAGTTGGTGTTGAGGATGGGAAAAATATAATGCGCCTTAAAAATAGGGTGATTGAGAAGAGCGGCGAGACTAGGACAGTTGTGGAACAAGAGCGAATAAGTGCGATTTTGCATAATATAGACAATTATGATGGAAGTGGATTAGGGCAAAAAGAGGTTTTGTAGGATTTGGCAATGGATTAAAGATAGCTTGGGCAAGTAGGTTAGGGCAGATGACAAGAAATAAGTATATAGGCAAAAGAATTTGAAGGTGGCAACAAAATGAAGTTGTTGGTAAGGAGACTAGACCGTAAGGCGGTCTAGAGGAGAGATTGTTTGAGAGAGTTAGAAGGGTTTTGGAAAGTTGGTTAAGGGATTGAGAAGGTTGAAAGAGATTAGGGAAAAGTTGGTTAAGAGATTGAGAAGGTTGAAAGAGATTAGGGAAAAGTTGATTTAGAGATTGAGAAGGTTGAAAGAGATTAGAGAAAAGTTGATTTAGAGATTGAGAATGTTGGAAGAGATTAGAGAAAAGTGGTTGCAGGAGATAGAAGAGCCAGGGGAAGAAATGATTTTAGGCTGTAGGTAGATTAGTTGAAGAATTTGAGTTTTAGAAAATAGAGAAAAAAGGTTTTAAGGTTAGTATTTTTATAAAGCAATAAAATAAAGTTATTGGTAAGGAGATTAGACCGCAAGGCGTTTAGAGGGAAGCTGATTGAGAGAGTTAGAAGGATTTTGGAAAGTTGATTTAGCGGTTGAGAAGGTTGGAAGAGATTAGGGGAAAGTGGTTGCAGGAGATAGAAGAGCCAGGGGAAGTAGTTCCAGAAGTTAGAAGAGCTAGTGAAAGTTGATTTAGCGGTTGAGAAGGTCAGACAAGATTAGAGAAAAGTTGGTTAAGGGATTGAAAATGTTGAAGAGATTAAGGGATATAGAAGGGTTTAAGGAAGTTGGTTGAGTTGCTTAGAGGAAAGTGTTCAAGAATAAGGGTATCTGGAGAGAAGTTATTTAGGGGATTGAGTGGCTTAGAAAAAATTAGGACTATTGGATAATAAGCAAGTTTAGAAATAGGGTAATTTGTTTAGGTGTGGAATAGGGTAGCTTTATTGATAGGAAGATAAATAATTTGTTAGAAGGAAAAAGGGGGACTTTTCAATTGAAAAATCTTGAAGTGACAGAAATTTGGCAGAGATACGAGAAATGTTTAAGTTACATTAACCGTATGGCATTGCCTGAGCGGATGAACAGGTGTCACCGTTTCTACAATGGTGAGCAGTGGTACGGAATAAAAACAGGTGGTGAGGATTTACCCAGTCTTAACTTTATAAAAGGGCTTATAAAGTACAAGGTTACAAGTGTTGCTCAAAACAACATGATGGCGGTATTTACTGCATCTGACGGAAGTAACGAGCAGGAAAACAAGGTTTCGGAAATGCTTGGTAGCTATTTTAGAAGGAGCTGGGAGAACGGAAAGCTTGACAGCATTTGTCGTAAAATAATAAAGGATGCAGCAATACAGGGAGACAGTTACATTTTTTTTGGAAGTGGTGGGGACATAACAGAGCCACAAGTTTTGGACAATGTAAATGTTTTTTTGTCTGACGAGCAAAACAGTGATTTGCAGGAGCAGAAGTTTATTATTTTGAGAGAGCGACGTTTTGTTGAGGACATAATAAAAGAAGCTGAAGAAAACGGTATATTAAAAGCCGATATTGAACTTATAACAAGTGATACGGATATGTTTACCCAAATAGGCGAGAAGGCGGAAGTTAACACTCATGGCAAGTGTGTAAGCCTTTTATACATGGAGAAAGATGATGAAGGGTTTGTCCATATTTCAAGAAGTGTGAAGAACCTGATCTATCAGCCTGATACAGTGTTAAGGAGCAGTGCAGGAAGTGTTCTTGGCGGTGGGCTTAAAAGTTATCCTATTGTTAATTTTCTTTGGGACGAGAAAAAAGGTAGTGCCAGAGGCTTGTCGGAAGTGGAATTTCTTATTCCGAACCAAATTGAGATTAACAAAACAATTGCAAGGCGGTCTATTGCAGTTAAACAAACAGCGTTTCCTATGCTAGCTTATGCAGCGAACCTTATAAATAACCCTGAGGACTTGGATTTAATCGGCGGGAAAATAGCTGTAAATAACGCTAATGCCCAGTCTATTGACCAAATTGTGACTTATCTTAGACCAGCGAATATTAGTTCCGACGCAAAAAACCTAAGCGACGAGCTTTTACAGCTTAGCAGAGAACTTTCAGGAGCGGGAGATAGCTCTATTGGAAATGTTGACCCAACTCAGGCTAGTGGGGCAGCAATTATTGCAGTGCGTGACCAGGCTCAGCTACCACTTAATGACCAGATAGGCAGGTTTATGCAGTTAGTTGAGGATTTAGCGAGAATGTTTATAGACATGTTACTTGCCTACAATCCAAAGGGGATTACTGCTGATTTTGAAGGAAAAAAGGAAAGAGTTTCCGTTGACGCTCTTGAGAAAATGAAGATTAATATCCATGTTGATGTAATTAAAAATAGCCCGTACAACCTTTATGCAACAGAAGAAAGCCTTGAAAGTTTTCTGAAAAACGGAGAGATAACCTTTGAAGAATTTGTTGAGGCATTGCCTGAAAGTGGTTCTATACCGAAAAACAGGTTACGGGAAATTTTAGAAAAGCGAAAACGTGTGGAAAATAATACAGAAGTAGGTGAGCCAGCAGTTGATGAGAATAAAGAAATTACAGATGAGCTTACAGCGAGAAAAGGGATGCTTTTAGAAGCAATGGAAAAAATGAAAGCTAGGGGGTAGCCAAAAATGATTTGCAAAGAATGTGCAACAGAAATGTTTGCTCAAAGGAATGGTGAGGAATTGATTTTTAAGTGCCCAAACCCGAAGTGCAAGGATTATGGATATAAAGACAGAAAGGAGGAGAAGTAATGGCAAAAAATGCAATGGATATGAAGATGTTTCTGGAACAAGAGGGAGCAGGAGTTGCGCCAGCGAATGGAGCGCCAGTGAATGGAGCGCCTATTGGTGGAATACTTGAGAGTGCAGGTCTAGACATGGAGGCTGAAAAAAGAGCTCTTTTGGAAATGGGAATTGAAGAAGAACCAAAAAATCTTGGGTTTAGCTATATTACCCTAAGAACTTTAGGGGTTAACCCTCAAGCGGCGTTTAAAATAGTAAACGCTGACAGGAAGAGGATTGAAATGTCCCTTTTGAACCCGCCACCTGCAATAGGGAAAATAAACAATAAAACGGTAGAGCCAAAAAGTTTTTACAGTCCAGAGGAAGTGGACAAGCTTACGCAAAAAGACCTTGCAGACGCAGGCATACTTGAGGATGTTATGAAGAGCATGACTCAGTGGAAGAGCAGTTAGTCTGTGAGGAATTGAAAGAATGAATCGGAGAAAGAGCAGTTAGTCTGCGGGGAATTGAAAGCAGTTAAGTCAGCGAGAAATGAAAACAGTAAAGCAATTAACAAAACTAAAAAGAAAATTTAAGGAGAGATAATATGGGATATTCAAATTTCAAAAGAATTGTATGGAGCACACAAATTCAGCACGGACTTTCTAAACATTTAGTATTTAAAGACGACTGTGATTTTAAGTTCGAAGGCGAGGTTAAAAACGGTCAAAAGGTTAAAGTACTTGGTGTTGGCAAGCCAACAGTAGGAGACTACACAGGTGAAAAAATAGGCGGGCCAGAAACAGTGGCGGACACTAGCGTGTACCTTGAAATCACAGAGGCTAAATATTTTAATTTCCAAGTAGATGATGTTGACAAAAGCCAAAGCGTAGACGGACTTATGGAGGCGCTTATGGAAGAGGCTACAAGAGCTGTTGCAGAAGAGGCAGACGCTTTTTGTGCCGAGGACATGGCAATAAACTGTGGCACAACTACTCAAAGCCTTGCAGTTACTACAAAGGTACAAGCAAAAGCAGCAGTTGATGCAGCTTTTACTACACTTTGGAATGACGGTGTTAAGTTTAACGACAAGGTTACAATTTACATTACACCTTGGTTCTACAACCTTTTTAAGGACTATCTTATCGAAACAAAAACAGATAACGATAAGCTTATGGCAAACGGAATTATCGGTTGCTACAACAACGCACAAATTAAAATGACAAACAATATTTTTAACGACGGTACAGATGACCATATGGTTATCAAAACAAGTAAAGCTTACGCTTTTGCAACAGGTATCGACCAAGTTGAGGCCTACAGACCTGACGAATTATTCAGCGATGCAGTTAAAGGGCTTTGCACATACGGCGGTAAAATGGTACGTCCAAAAGAAAGCTACTGCATTAAAGCACACAATTAAATATTAAGGGGGAAAATTAAATGGTAGAAATAACTAATACTAAATTAAAAATTAATACAGCAAGTACAGTTGAAGCTAGTAAAGCGCTTTCAACAAGTGGGACTTTAATTGACTATACAAAAAAGGATGACAGAAAAATACTTATTTTGTTGGACAATTCCGCAGGAGAAACAACATGTACAATACTTAAAGGCAATGCTTTACAGGGAGCAAAAGACCTTAGTTTTAAGGTGGCAGGTTCATCAGTTAGTGGGCTTGTTGTTGAGAGTGGGTTGTTTGTTAATGCTCAGGGTGAGAACAAAGGGAAACTTGTTATTAAAGGCGCGGCACAGGTTAAAGCGCAGGTAATTGAGCTTCCATAATATTGGGTGGAAGAATTTTGTGGGGTAGTCAAAGAGTTGCTGAGAGTGCTTAGTCGAGAGATGATAGTCAAAGAGTTGATGAAAGGGAGTAGTCTAGAGGCAATAGAGTCAGGGAGTTAATGAGGGGGCTTAGTTGTGAGGCTATGGTCAAAGAGTTGCTGAGGTGGCGTAGTTGTGAGGCGATAGTCAAAGAGTTGCTGAGGTGGCGTAGTTGTGAGGCGATAGTCAAAGAGTTGATGAGAGAGTTTAGTTGAAAGGCTATAGTCAGAGAGTTGATGAAAGAGCTTAGCCGAGAGGCGATAGAATCAAAGAGTTGGTGAGAGGTTTCGGTGTAAGGAAAGCAACCGAAAAGAAACAAAAAAAGGGTTTCTGGGCAAGACGTTGGGAAAGCCTATAACATGGAACCCGATGAGATTTAAAAAATAAACTGTAGGCGGGATAGTGTCTGAAAGAATAGGCATTTAGGGTGGGATATACCAAAGGAACAGGGAAGGTGGACTTGGGGTAAGGTTTCTTTGGTGGCAACAAAAGGCAAGCCTACAATAAAAAAGAGGTATGAAAGGTTGGGGAAAATGACACTAAAAGATATTTTCAATAAAGTAGCTGTTGCCATGGACGAAGTGGATTTAAGCGATTATATGCAAAAGATATACGAGTGTGCAGACAGCGTTCAAAGGGAAGTAGCTGTTTTTGCCTCGCCAATAATAAAGCATGTTTTGCTTAAAGCAGAGCATGGACGACTTGAACTACCTGCCAATTGTTATGAGCCATTAGCACTAGCTGTGGGTAACGCAAGAATACGCTACACAAATACAGGTGACGGTTTTTTAATATGTAAAGACGGGGAGTATGACCTAAAGTATAACGCATATCCCCTAAAAATTACTGACAAAACACCACTAAGCACCAATTTGGACATAACAAAAGAAGGCGCGGAGGCAATGGTTTACGGTATATGTGCAGGACTTTGCATAAATGACGAGCCTGAGCTATACAGTGCGTACATGGACAGGTACAACGGTATTTTAGATGCGATTGTATCCAGAAAAAACAGGTACCCTTATGCAGAAGTAACAGGGGGCGTGTGGCTATGATGAATAAAAGAGCAGCAAAGAGTGTGAAAGAAGATATAGGGGCATTAAAAAAAGTTGTTTTAGGCGGTGTTTTATAATATGAGTTTCGCAAACGTGATAAAACGCACTGCATCAGGGACAAATACAACAGTGTACAAATATTTTCGCGGTGTGGATTTTAGTGTTGACCCGTCATTGGTACAAGATAGCCGAAGTCCTTATGCACCAAACCTAATAAGCGATACAGGCGGTATGCCTGAAAAAAGGCTTGGTTGGCGGACAATAGCCCAGTGTACAGGAAGGATAAACGGTATTTTTTTTGTAGAGCTAGAGGAAGAAAAACATATGGTTATCCATGGTGGAGGTAATATCTACACATACGAAAGTGGAGAGTTAGTCATTAAAAAGGAAAACGTTAACGACGGAAGAAGTACTGCATTTTTCATGTACGACGGTGTAAAAGGCGGGCTGTACATACTTACAGGAGGAGACATTTTAGTATTTGACGGTGAGGAAATAAAAGATGTTACGCAAGATGCTTATGTACCAAATGTTCTTGCAGCCTGTGACCCCAGCGGGGGCGGTGAACTAATTGAACCTGTAAATTTGCTTAGCAAAAAGCGTATGCAAAGTTTTATAGGTACGAGAAGCGACCTAATATATCAGCTTTCGGCTACAGACATAGAAAGTGTGGATAAAGTTGAAGTGCTAAACACAAGCGGTACAAAAACAACCCTGACTACAGCAGAATATAGTGTGGATTTGGCAAAGGGTACAGTTAATTTTCATAGGGTTTATGAAAGAATTATTGCAGGGCAAGATAATATTTTCATAACATTTTCCAAGGACACAGAAGGTTACAAAGACAGAATTACAAACTGTACTATAGGGGCAGTGTACGGTCTTAACAAAAGCGACAAAATGTTTTTAAGCGGTAACAAAGAGCATAACGGGAAAATCTGGCACAGCTTTTCAGGTAAACCTAGTTATTTTCCCGATACATATTATGTAGTGGCAGGGAGCGAAGAAAACCGTGTTATGGGTTTTTCAAGGCTTGGCAGGCACTTACTTATAATAAAAGATGACAACCAGCAAGACAGTACAATTTTTCAGCTTTGGGGAGAGCGTGGAAGTAATGCTACAGTTAATTACTATATTGAGCAGGGGATAGCAGGTGTTGGTGCAGTAAGCGCTACAAGTTTTGATACCCTTTTAGACGAGCCTCTATTTCTAAGCAGGCGTGGGGTTATGGCTATATACAGTAATACAATTTCCCTGGAGCGAACTATAAAAAACAGAAGCTATTTTATAGACCCTATATTGACTAAGGAAGAGTCCCTTGAAAATGCAGTGGCTACAGAATGGAACGGATATTATCTTATTGCTATAAACGGAAGGTGTTACGTTCTTGACAGCAGAAATAAGGCTTACCGTCATAACCAGACAGATACAACAGGGGACTATATTTATGAATGCTATCATTGGGACAATTTTCCTGCGATATGTTTTTTCTCAAGAGGCGGAGAGCTGTTTTTTGGTACGGAGGAAGGGAAGGTCTGTAAAATGAATACAGACATTATATCCAACTCGCGCTTTAACGATGATGATGAGGCTGTAGTTGCTGCATGGAGCACAAAAAATGACGATGACAGCAAAGGGTTTCTCTATAAAACCATGAGTAAGCGAGGGTGTTCCGTTACGATTAAGCCCTATGTAAGAAGTAGCTGTACTGTGTATTATAAAAAAGACGGTGACGTGGAGAACTTTGTAAAACATCATCTAATGGACATTTTCAACTGGGATAACATGGATTTTGAAAGGTTTACGTTTAACACAAACGAAAGTCCTCAGGATGTGTATTTAAGGAAAAAAGTAAAAAAATATAAACGGTTACAGCTTATTATACGTAATGCTGAAAAAGACGAGGGTTTTGGTATTTTGCAGATTACAAAAAGTTTTGTTTTGGGCGGTTATGCGAAGAAATAGCTGTACAAAAAAGGAGGGTTCTTAATTGGCAGTAAGTAAAGAGACAAAAGAAAAGTTACAGGCATATGAAAGCCGTATCGCAAACGGCGGTACGGTAGTTTCTACAACAGGCAGTACAACAACAACGTCGACTCCCGGTAGCAACTACAACTACAAGTACACGGATAACGGTACTGTTAATACTTCGTCCACAGGTGACGGAGCAGGCTACGGAGCGGGGAATGGTTACGCAAACCGCGAAAGTGCTTTTACATGGAACGACGGAACAACAACCTTCTCAAATGCCACAAACTACAAAGATGCGGCAAAGTTGGCAGACAAAGAGGATGTGGGGCTTTCAAGCTCGGTAACATACCTAAGTAGCGGTACGCAAAAGAAAAACGGAACATCCTTCAACTATAACGTTGATGCAGACGGAAGAACTGACAGGCAAACAGGGTTCATAGAAGATATATATTCTAAAGATAGCCAAACAGGGCACAATTATGATAACGCACTATATTACGAGAACGAAATGCGTAGTATGTATGGTTTAGATGACCCTGAAGGTGCTTATGGTGTTGGGATTGGTGGAGGAAGTAATTATGCAGGGGGGAGCAATAACCCTTATCAGGATATGCTTAAATATGTTCAAGGTCAGTACGATAACTACGAGCAAAGAATAATTGATATGAACCAAAGCGCAATGGTAGAAGGCGAAAGACGTTTAGAAAACCAAAAAGGTGACGTAAACAGAGCCTATGAGGACAATGCAAAACAAGCATATGTAAACTATCTGCGAGAGCAACATGCTATGCCTGAATTATTAAGCGCACAGGGAATAACAGGCGGTGCTACAGAGACCGCGCAGCTTTCTTTGCAAAATACTTATCAAAACAACCTGACAGATATTAATCAGGCCTTAGCACAGGCTATAAGGGATATAGACAACTCTATAATCGAGCTACAACATAGCGGGAACCTTGAAATGGCAAGGCAAGTACTTGCCAACAGCCAAGCGGCACTTTCGGCATATCAGGGTATTATGCAAAATTATATCAATTACAACTATCAGCTTGAAAGGGATATGATAGCAGACCAAAGGTACCAAAATAGTTATGCGTTAGATCAGATGAAATATGAAACAGGTGTAGAAAAAGCAGAGTACGACAGAGTATTAGGTCTTATTAACAGCGGGTTTGCAGTCGAAAATGCGGCAGATATTTTAGGTATCGAGCAAAATGATATTGATACATATATTGCCTATATCAACAACAAAAGACAGCTGGAGCAAGACAGTATACAGTCTACAATAAATAAAAACTTAGCGGCGGCGGCTAAAAGCGCTGCATCTACAACGAGTGGTTCTTCGTCGTCAGCCTCAAAAAGTGCAACAGGCTCTACCTCGAAAACAGCTATAAAAAACGCTGACGGGTTCGCCCAGATATATAATTCCCAAGGTGTAAATTTAGGTGATTATGGTGTGGTAAGTCTTGCTAAGGCAGTATCTTTGTACAACAATGGCAAAGGGCTTATAGATGCTTATGTTAACCCTTATGACAACAGAATATATTTTAAAACAAAGTAGGGGGATAGGGGTATGGAACTTAGTAACTACAAAATAGAGAACTATCAAAATCCTGTATCGAGTCTGCCTGATAACCCAGGTATGGCTGGAATGAGCGCAACTATGCTTAAAGCGGCCTTTGATGCAAATGCCACAGGTGAAATAAAGTCTGCAATTAACGCAATTATTGACGACTTAGTTGCACTGCAAGGCGATATTAAAGGGATCCGTATTAATGTTGACGGTCAAATCGAAATTACTTTGGACGGTGAAGAGTGGGAGGCAACAGCTTCAAGCGGGCATGTTATTTTGGATAAAAACGGAACTGTTTTACCGCAACGGAGCAGGCTTAAATTCACAAATGGTATAATTACAGACGACGGTGTAAATACAGTAGTCGAAGGGGTAAAAGGTGACAAAGGCGAGCCTTTTAAGTACGAGGATTTTACTTTGGATGAGCTTGGCGGGCTAAAAGGTGCAAAAGGTGATAAAGGGGACATAGGCAGAACAATTGTGCCAAGTATAGATGACTACGGTGTAATGAGCTTTATGGTTCAAGACAGTGCAATTGCACCGCAAAGCGTTAATATCCGTGGTCCCCAAGGCGTGCCAGGAGTGCAAGGACCACAGGGTGAACAGGGTATACAAGGGTCACAAGGCGTACAAGGGCCAATAGGGCCACAAGGAGCACGAGGTAACAACGGTGCAGACGGAAAAAGCTTTGTTATACAAGATGTGTTTACTACCCTAGGCGAGCTTAAGAGCGCTATCCCAATAGGAAATGAGTATGCCTATCAAGTGGCCACTAATAAATGTATTTATATTTGGAGTGAACTAACTAATAACTGGGAAAGTCTTGGTCAGCTACAAGGTCCTATAGGCCCACAGGGCGTACAAGGTGTACAAGGTGCTCAGGGTATACAAGGGACACAAGGGATAAAAGGTGTAGACGGCAAAAGTGCCTATCAAACAGCAACAGAAGGCGGATACATAGGAACAG